CATTAATGAAATATTAGAAATGAGAATGGAAGATATTGCAAAAGAAATAAAAAATAATTTTGTTGATGTCTTTATTCCTTCTAATGTATTAGGTAAGTATAACATTAATATGTTTATGGATTACCTTGATGGTATAGCCAGAAAATTAGAACCTAGAATCTACGATGAAGAAAATCCTTTTGATAGAGAGGATGGTGAATTATCAGACTTTAATGGAGAATTAAATTTAATGAACATTGCTGCTGAATATATTAATTCTTTAGAATATGAAGACGATTTAAAAGAAAGATTAAAAGCATCAGTGCAAGATTTATATAAAAGAACCTTATCACCTAACCATGAAGACTAGTAAAACAAAAAGTAAATGAAAATAAAAAAAGTCGAGTTCAAGAATTTTGCAAGTTACGGAAATAGAGTACAGGTAATAGACTTTGAAGAAGATAAGAGTAATTTATATTTAGTCTTAGGTGGTAATGGTGCAGGCAAAAGCACATTAGCAAAAGTAATTACTTATTTATGTTATGGTAAAGTTGAGGGTGCATCACTAAAGGATTTACCTAACAGAGTAAATAGTGCTCTTTGGGGTAAGATACATTTAGAATCCAAAAATAATACGGTTGAAATTGAAAGAGGAATAAGCCCAGGTATATTTAATGTAAAAATAAATGGTTCTGAATATGATGTTGCTGGTAAAGTAAATTTACAAGAATTTTTAGAAACTGAAATATATGAAATACCTTACCATGTTTTTAAGAATGTAATTATTTTATCAGTAAATGATTTTAAGTCTTTTATAACAATGTCTCCTTATGATAAGAAAAGAATTATTGATAAAATATTCGGGTTCTCTATTATTAATGAAATGGCAGAAGCTGTAAAGGAAAAGAGAAGATCTATTATTGAAGAAATAAGAACTTATGATGATGAGATTCGTACACTTAATGAATCTATAGAATCTGTAATTGATAAAATAAAGCAATTTGAAAAGGTAAGTAAAAATAAAGATGCTGAAAAAATAAAGTTACTTAAAGAAAAACTATTACAATTAAATGAAAATAGGAAAAAGCTAAAAGATCTAACAACATCAACAAAAATTAATTTAGAAAAATTAGATGAAAATGCAAGAAAGCATAATAATAAAAAATCTACATTAAATTCTAAGATTAATACGGTTAAGAAGGAACTTAAATTATATGAAAATAATTCCTGCCCTACTTGCACAGCTCCACTTAATTCTAATTTCCATTTAGATATTAAAAAAGAAAAAGAAGATTCTTTGGATTCTTTATTTACTGAATGGAATAACATAAAAGGTGAGGCTGAAAGGGCTGAGGTTGAATTAACAGAACTAAGAGAAAAAGGCAGGAAGATACATGTTAAGATTGGTCAATTAGAAACTCAAATGGAGGCAATTAAAGATAAGCTAATTGAAATGGCCGATCAAGATGAGTCTGAATCTTCAACTAATCTAAAACAATTAGTAAAAGATTTTAAAATTCGCAAGGATGATGAATCTACAAATAAATTAAAAAGTGAAGGTAATGATTATTATTTAACTATCCTAGAAAACATAATGGGAGAAAATGGAATTAAGAATCTTGCTGTAAGATCTATACTGCCATCATTTAATAATCATATTCTTTTAATGGGTAGGGAGATGGGAATTCCTTTTAGTATTAGATTTAACGAAAAGTTTTATTGTTCTTTACATCACTTGGGGACTGAGATTAGCCCTAAGACATTAAGTACAGGTGAAAAGAAAAAGGTAGATTTTGTAATAATCATGGCATTGATGAAAATGATTAAAGTTAGATTCCCTTCACTAAACATTTTATTCTTAGATGAAATCTTCTCTTCTATTGACTCTGATGGTGTTCACCATATAATTAACATACTCCATAATACTATTCAAGATATAGGCCTCAATACCTTTGTTATCAACCATACAGTTTTACCGAGTGAATATTTTGATAAAAAGATAGAAATAATTAAAGATGGTGGCTTCAGCGAATTTAACATTGAATCTATTGGATAAATAGTATATAAACAAAGAGTAATGAATGTCAGCATATAACCAAGAATTTAATAAAGATAATACTATACTTAGGTACTTAATAGTCAGCATGTTAGCTGAGCTTAGTAAAAAAGTGTATTATTATAATCAAATAGATGAAGATACTATAAAGAAAATTCCAGTACCTTTCTTCTACTCTGTTTCTGGAAATGAAAGATTTCTTTTAGACAATTTTATGTTTGATGCTGAGCAGGCAGGTAAAGCCATAGGCGACTATGAATCTGTGCCTAGAGGTATTATACAAATGAATTCAATGTCTATTAATGCAGATGAACAAACTAATAAATTTACAAGAGCTGAATTTGTTAGGGAGTGGGATGGTGTGTTAAAGACATTTTCTTTAATGACCAATTTTTTACCTATTACTATAGGGTTCGGAGTAACTGTGATATGTTCTGATAATTTAGAAATGTTAAAAGTTACTGAATCTGTTATGAGCAAATTATATAAAGGTACTTTATTTAATTGTGACTTAGGTATGTTTAGGGTAAATGCCAATATGTCAGTTCCTGAAGACTTTTCCCAAGATAGATTATTTGAATGGGGGCTTAATGATAAAAAAGAATTCCAGGTTACTTTTGATATGCAATTAAAATCATTTATGCCAGTATTTGAAAGTGGTATTTTATTATCCGAGATTGATATAATTACTAAAGAAGCTATATCTTCAAATCCTACTGCGTCTGGTGTAGGTCAGCTAAGGTGTGATAGTAATGGTAATATGGGTATATACTTTGGTGGTGTATTCCAGGAGTTCCATTTTAGTGATGATAATATAAAGGTAGCACCAAATAATGCTATGATGAGCAACCAATCCTATAATTCAACCACGAGCAAAGAAGCCGGTGGGCCTTATGATGAAAGATCAATAAATTCATCACCTACTGTAAAAGAATCATCGGAAAGTAAGAGTTATAGAAATGCTAATAATGATGAGGGATAATTAACTCTAAGAACTAGTAATATATAAAACAAATCAAATTCTATAATATGGAAAAAGTTATTAAAGAAGGCCAGACTCAAGTATACACAGGTGGTTCAATAGACCGTCAATATGGTGTTAACACTGATGCTCCTTACCTTAATGCACCGCCTCAACAATTAATTGATATTGTTGGTGTTTTGTTCACCCAAAGTGGAAAAACTAAATTGGATGGTAAAAATGGTAAAGTAGTTGAAAGTGGTCCTATGACAGACTCACAAGTACTTTCGATACTTGTAGGTATGGGAACACCACAACAATTAGCAATGAGTGCTATCAATGCCTTTAAAGGAAATCAAACTGAAATTACAGAAAATAATAATAAACAAAAAAATTATAACAAAATGAAATTTACAATCGCTGAACTACATGAAAATGTCATGAAGAGCATTGCGGCTTTAAAGGTAATGGACTCTGATCAATCAAGAGTTTCTTATTCTGCTAAGAACGCCCTTGCTATTTTAGAAGAATCACTAAAGGCATTCCCGATGAGATTCAAAAACGAAGAAACTGAAGTAATCAGTGAAGAAATAGAAAATAGTGTTAACCCTATGCTTAAGTTTAGCATTGCTAAAGATCTTCATAGAAGTTTAGCTTCTGCTGAATGGCTAAATCCAATAAGAGAATTAAGAGCTTATATTACTGGAGCTTATCAAGATACTAAATGGTCTTTCAGAGTAACTGAAGCAATTGCTCGTACAAAAACACAAAACGGTAAAATGTATGAAGGTTTAGTAAAAGATCTAGAAGGTTTATTAACAGAAGCTTCTGATACTATTAAATCTAAATTCTCTGTAGTTGCTGCAAAGAACCCATGGTCAATTGATTGTAAAGCGATTCTTAATGAAATGAAAGCTGAAGATAATAAAGCTACTGAAAATGGAGATGGCACTATTTCTACAGTTCTTTCACCAGTTTTAGAATCTGAAAATGGATTAACATTCCACTTACACGGAAAGAATTATAATTTTGATGGTAAAAAAATTACTGAAGCTGAAGTTAAAGATCCAAGATTCTTTGATATCTTAGAAGGTTTAGGAATGTTTAAAAACATGAATAATACTTTAGTTACTTTCGGTGAAGGTAACGATAAAACTCTAGAATATAATTTAACCGAAGGAACTCTAATGTTAGGAAAAACTAATTTGACTAATGCTAGTATTATTGAATTAAAAGAATCTTTGATGGCTCTTAACTTCTTCGGGTATAGAAATCAATGGAAAAATGATAAAGTATGTAAATTCTTTGAATCTATTGATCTTCTTGCTGAAATGGATAATTTTACTAACATCACATCGTCAACTTATAAAAATCTTAGTTTAACTATGATTAGTGTAGATGAAGGTGTTTATGTAAATAAAGTTAATGCTGCAATGCATTTGAATGAAATGGTATTTCTATCATCTGCAACCGAAACGGTTAAATTAGTTAAAGAATTTATTAACTATGATGCTTCTCCAATTTTATCTGAAAGATTAATTGCTGAAAATGATTCTGCTGCTCTGATAGAAAAGACGAGATCTGATATTTCAGATAAGATATCTTTTTTAGAAGAAAAGAAAGTCAAAGTTAAAGAAGCTATTAAGAAGCTTGGAGATACTGAAGAACTTACTGAAGCTATGAATTTATTAGAAGAAGAAATTTCTAAATTTGAAAAATCATTACAAGAAACTTATGAAGTAGCAATAACGGAAAAAAAAAGTCGTAACGAATATTTAGACGACGGTTTCGTAGAAGCTGAAGTAGTTAAGCCAGGTAATGGTCTTAAAAAAGGCCAAGAAGTTTATGTAAGTGCTGAAGACTATACTTCATTAGGTGATGATGACCAATTAGAAGTTATTGACCAAAAGACTACTAAAACTACTATCTGCCCAAAAAGTCAGTTAAGCGTTAAAATTTAATAAAACCTTATTTGTATGAAAGCCGGTAGTAATAATAAACTATCGGCTTTTTTTGTATATAATAATAAACAAATACATATGATATGGCAAGAAAAAGAAATTACTTAAATAATAAAGATCTTTTAGATGAAATAGTTAAATCTAAAGAATTAGATGAATTAACATCAAAGGCATTAGAATTTCTAATGTTATTAGCCGACAAATCTTCTAAGAAATTATCATATGCAAATCCAGATGATAGACAAGACTGTATAGCATCAGCTTATATGGACCTATTTAAATATTGGAGAAACTTTAATCCAGAAAAATCAACCAATGCTTTTGCTTATTTTACTGAAATCTGTAAAAGAGGATTTGCAAAAGGTTGGAATAAATTACACCCTATGAAATATGCAGGCACGGTATCAATTAATGGTAGTGCAGATAGTGATGGGATTTATACAATATAAGTAACTGAATGAGCATCAAAAACGTAAAACCAACTTCTAAGTCTGGATATAAACAAGGATATTATAAACCTATTAACCCTCAAAAGTATATAGGACCTCATCCAATAATATACCGAAGTAGCTGGGAAAGAAAGTTTTGCCATTGGTGTGATCATAATGAAGAGGTGTTAAAATGGGCATCCGAACCATTTTCAATAAAATACTTTAATATGCTAGATAAAAAGTTTCATAACTATTATCCAGATTTTTATATGAAAATGGATAAAGGTGGCATGATTGAGGAATTTGTAGTTGAAATAAAACCAAAGGCACAATTACAAAAACCTAAAGCACCAAAAAGAAAAACGGCAAAGGCTTTGAAAAACTTCCAGCATGGTTATGAAACGTATGTTAGAAACCTTTGTAAAACTGAAGCATTAAACCAACTGGCAAAACTGAGAAATTTTAAAGTAATGCTTTTAACAGAAGATTCAAAATTATTCTAATGGCTATAATAGGATCATTTCAAGAAGATTTAGATATTTACCTTGCTGAAAATAAAGGGAAGTCTGGTGCATCTAAACAATCAGATAAAGAACTAAAGACTATAGGTAGTATAGCTAAAGGTACACTAGATAATGGTAAAATGTATTCTTTTGAATACTTTACACCGGACGAAGCTTTTTATGATACTTATCCAGTAGTATTAGGATTAGGCCAGAGTGATAGTGGACATCAACTTGGATTAAATTTACATTATATTCCTTATGATGCAAGAATTCCTTTTTTAGCAGATTTAAGTAAATCATTCAAATCTGTTATTTCTACATCAATAGATAAAGCACAAGGTAATCCTAAAGCACAACAAAGACTAAGCCAATTTACATATGAAAACTTAAAACAGTCATTAGGTAAAAAATATAACATTACATATGCAATTAGGCAATATAGAATGGATAGAATTAGAAAACCAAGAATGTTGGGGTATGAAGATTGGTACATAGGTGCTGTTAACAATCAAAACCATTTTTTCGGTGGAAATATTAATGATGCGCAAGCATTATATTATAAGAATATATAAACAATAAAAGATAAACAATATGGCAGGTTTTACTGACAGGCGAGGACCACTAACAACAGGAAATCCAGTAAGGAAGATTCTAAAAGATCTTTCTACACTAGGCATGGCTTACGATGATATGATTATTCGTAATTCTCGTGCAGTAGGTTTTACTGAAAATCAAATGGGCTATTCATTTAATCCAATGGGTTCTGACTCAGATGATATGTATAGCGCATTTGCTGCACTATCATTGACTGATACTACAATGAAAAAGAATATCTCTATTTTTGATAGAGATTATCAAAGAAAACGAGATCAGCTTAGAGAATATGCAGTACAAGATGAAATAGAAGATATCCTAGATGTAATAACAGATGAAGCTATTGTATTTGATGAATCTAATTTTATGGCATATGCTAATTTTAATGGTCATATCGCAAATTCAATAGAAGATGAAATTGGGGATGTATATAATAACCTCTATAATTACTTTGGTTTTAATGATTCGGTGCAACCGTGGAATTATTTTAGAAAATTCCTAGTAGATGGATTTCTTGCATTTGAAATAGTTTATAATGATAGACAAACAGAAATTATCGGCTTTAAAGAATTAGACCCAATATCATTAATGCCTGGTGTTGATACTGAGAATGGTAAAAAGCAATGGGTACAATATAAAGGTGAAGGCGCAAAGGAAAGAAAGTTATGGGATTCTCAAATCATTTACCTTTCATATTCACAAGTTAATTCCCCAATGCGAATATCATATGTTGAAAGATTAATAAGATCTTTTAATCTTTTAAGAATTATGGAAACAACTAGAATAATCTGGGCTGTTTCTAATTCATCGTTTAAAACTCAATTTATTATACCTGTTGGTGGTAAATCTAAAACCAGAGCAAAGCAATCACTTGCACAATTAATGAATTCATACAGAGAGGTAGTTGATTTTAACCAAGAGAGTGGTGAAATACAAACTAATGGAAAACCAATGATGCCATTCAATAAGGAATACTGGTTACCTTCAAAGGATGGTGAATCACCAGAGATAAGTACAATCGGTGGTGACGGACCAGATCTTGGCGATACTGAATCACTTAAATATTTTGCTGATAGATTAAAATTAGCTTCAAAGATACCTTTCTCTAGGTTTGATAAAGAAGGCGGTAATACATATGACATGGATGCAAGTGGTATGTTAAGAGATGAAATTAAATTTTCTAAATTCGTAGATCGTCTAAGATCAATATTCCAAGAAATTTTAGTAAAACCTATGTATCTTCAGATGTGTATTAACCACCCTGAATTAACAAATGATATATCATTTAAATCAGGTTTAGGATTAAATTTCGTAAAGGATAATGTTTTTGAAGAAATGAAAGAAATGGAACTTCAAACAAAAAGAGTTGATTTTATCGGTAATCTAAAAACTCAATTAAGTACAATGACAGCAGAAATGGAGGAAATCCCATACTTTGATTTAGGATTCTTGGTTAAGAGATATGGTGGATTTACTCGTGAGGATTTAAAGGCTAATGCTAGAGCAAAAGAAAGAGCCGATTTAGAGAACGAAAAATACTCTGAAGCAGATATCGAAAAGATCCTTTTAGGAGCTGATAAAGCAGATTTTAAACCTGAGAAGGCTGAAGGTGCTGCTGATGAAGATCCATTAGCGGACTTGTGATAAAAACTTTACAGAGATTGTAATATATAAATCAAATAACTACTAGAAAATGTCAGGAAAAAAATTATTAATTCTTGAAAGACAGAAATCAAATTTAGATATAACTACAGCCGATGACGGTTCTGTTGTATTAGAAGGTGTATTTACCGAGTTTGATGTCAAGAACAAGAATAACCGAATTTATGAGGAGAAGGAAGTAATGCCTCACATTAACGAATTGCAAGAAAAGGTTAAAACCAATAAACTGTTAGGAGAATTAGATCACCCTAAGGATTTTGATGTTAGTTTAGCTAATGTCTCCCATGTCGTTGAATCATTAGATTATGATAAAGCGAAAAAACAAGTTATCGGTAAAATCAGATTATTAAATACCTCTAAAGGTAAAGAAGCACAAGCTCTTATCAAAGATGGAATACCTTTACATATTTCAAGTAGAGCTGCTGGTACAGTAGATGAAAATGGTAAAGTTAAAATCAAAAAGTTTTTTACTTATGACTTAGTTGCAGACCCTGGCTTTGAAAACGTTGAGTTATCAAGGGTAAACGAATCTTACGGTTTAAGTAATGATAACGGTATATTAATATATGAAATGGAAGACAAAGAAAATAACACAGACAATAAAAAAGATTTAACAATGGAAAATAACAAATTCGTAACTGTTGAAGATTTTCAAAAGTATACTGAATATGTATCCGGAGTTCTAGGTAATGTTAAAGAATCCACCAATTCTAATAATGATGAGGTGATGGAAAAACTTATCAAGTACACTGAACATGTTGCAGAGAAAGTAAATCAGGTTACTGATTATGCTGAATACTTATCTGAGAATCTCGATAAAAATATTTCATACTCTGACTATTTAGCAGAGAATGTAAATTCAATTAAAGATTATGCTACATATTTAGCTGAAGAGCTGGATGGAAGTATTCAATACGCCGAGCATGTTGCTGAAATGGCTGACAAAGGAATTGCATATTCTAATTATATTGGAGAAAACTTAGAAAAAGGAATTGAATATTCTGAATATGTAGCTGAAAAGGTTGATCAGAATATTGCTTATTCTGAATATCTTGGGGAAAATGTAGATAAGAGTATTAAATATTCTGAATACATTGCCGAAAACATAAATGTAGTTAAAGGAGAAACATTAAACGAATCGGAAACTGTTGCTAACGCTGATAGTAAAGATATAGAAATTGAAGATACTAAAGACTATAAAGATTCAATTGAAGAAAAATTAGAAAAGCTTATTTCTGCTGCTGAGGTTAAGAATGTATCTGAAATGCATTTTATGAATTTCTTAGGAGAATCTAAAAAGAATCAATTTAATTCTTTACCTACAGACAAGCAAGCTATGATTGTAGAGTCAATGAATTCTAAACCAATTATGTCAACTATACAGGCTGAGAATATTTGGGAATCTAATTTTATCGAAAAGAGAAAAGGTTTAGATGTAGTATCTGATATGCCAGAAAAATTCCTTACTAGATGGAATAACCTTTCTGAGGCAAGACAAGCTCAAATCATATCTGAATCAAGATTCCACCCTGTTGGTAATCAATACGGAATTAATAACTTCTGGGCAACAAGAGATCTAAGAGATACTCAAATTATAACAGAATCTATTAATGAAAGTAAAACTGCTGCTGAGTCTGCTGCAAGTAAAAAAGAACCATTAGTAAATGAAGCTTTTGCAACTGACTTAGTAGAAAAAATGAAATTCAGATTAGGTAGATAATCTAATCTAAAAGATATTAATCGAATGGTTAAGAAGAAAAGAACCGAGGCGATTATAAAACGGAATATTAATAGTATTCCACAAATGCGAAAATAATTATAAAATAATGTACGCAAATCAATTAATCAATGAGGCCGAAGTTCAAAAGACTTGGGGCCCTATCATTGAGGAGGCTACTGGTATCACTGAAAAATCTAAGTTATCTTGGATGTCTAAGTACTGCCATTACCATAACCTTAATGAGAGTGTATACAATACTGTACACTTAAATCCAAACATGAATGTTCAAGGTATGAACGCTACGTCTTTTCCTAGTGATCCTACTACAATGAACAACTTCAACAACGGTATGACTAACGGTTCTGGAGATAGACCTTTTTCTTTGTTACCACTTGCAATGCAAGTAGCGGCTCAGACTGTAGGTTTAGACTTAGTACCAGTTGTACCAATGCAAGGCCCTATGGGAGTATTAACTTACCTAGACTTTGTATACGGTGGAGGTAGAGTACAAGCTGCAGGTGGTAAAGCTACTGATTCTGCACCTTTACTAATTAAAGTCGGAACTGGTGCTGATGTACTAGCCGTAGATGATTTAAGATATGCATCTTCTGCTGCCTTAGCTGCTGGTGAAGTTGCTCCTTACGAATTAACTTACGTAGGAAGATCAAGAATTGACGGTAAATCTATATTCAGAGTAAGAGGTAACGATAACGCTGCTGCAACATTTGCTGCTACGCCTAATCCTTACCAACAAGGTGAAATAGGATGGGAGCCAATTTATGATGCTATAGCTGATGGTATTCCTTTATACACAACATCTGCTGCTACTGCTGGTGTTGCTGTTGGTAACAACTTAGTTGGAAGTGTTGAATTAGTAAAAGCTTTAGAAGACCATATTTCTGGTTTCTCAGGTAATGCTTTTGAATCATCTAACGTTGCTAACGCTGCTCCTAGCTTTACTGCTGAGAGTATTGACGGAACTGATCCATACCAAAGAGGTGTTGGAGAATCAACTCCAGATAACATTATGGGACTAAGCTTATTCAATAAGTCTATTGCTGCAAAAACTTTCCAAGTTGCTGCCGCTGTAACTAGAGAACAAGTTCAGGATCTTAAGCAATTCGGAATTGATGCTGTTGCTCAAGTTGAAGCTGTATTGGTAAATGAGTTAACTCAATCTATCAACAAATACATCTTGGACAGAATCTTCAGAAATGGAGCTACTAACGCTGCTAACACATTAGCTGTTGATACTTTAAACCTATCTGCTGCTTATGAACTTGCAGGTGGTGCTGCTGGACCAATTAACATTCCATTAGGACCTGGTGCTGGCGCTAACACTGCTATTAATATAGCAACTGCTGTAACTACTATTGGAACAGGTGGAGAAACACAAGGATCATTACAACGTAGGTTGTATACTAAAGTTCTTGCTGCATCTAATCTAATTGCTACAAGAGGAAGAAGAGGACCTGCTACGTTCGCAGTAACTTCTGGAGAAATTGCTACGGCACTTCAGGATGTTGCAGGATTTATTGCATATCCTTTATCTAACACAATCAACCAAGCTGGTGGATCTTTATATCCAATTGGCGCGTTGGCTGGTGTAACTATTTATGTTGATCCAAACATGGCTTGGACTGACTATAGAGTTGCTGTAGGTAGAAAAGGTGATGGTAATTCTCCTGGATTAGTATTCATGCCTTACTTAATGGCTGAATCTGTTGAAACAATCGCTGAAGGAACTATGGCTCCTAAAATCGCGGTTAAATCTAGATTCGCTTTAGTAGACGCTGGATTCCACCCAGAAACTATGTATTACACAATCGGATTCAACTTCGGTGCTGGAGTTAATATCCTGTAATTAACAATAGTTAATATTACTTTAAGAAAGGTTCGCTTAACGGCGGACCTTTTTTTTGTCTTGTATTACATGAATATATAAAAAAATTAAACTAGAGACATGAGAAAAGTTAAATCATATAATGAATTCATAGCTGAATCTAAAAATGTAGATGAAGGTATTACCGATATTAAAGGTATCGCATCTAATCCAATAAAATGGAAAAAGATTAAAAACAATGCTAAGATATATCAACAGACTAAAGTTCAAGTAGCTTTAAATAATGTTGATTACGAAAAGAAGAAACAAGCATCCAAAGGAGAAATGGATAAAAAGACTACAGAGACATTAAAAGCTGCAAACGCTGCTAAGAATCAGGCACTCAAAGATAAGGCTAGTGCGGTAATCCAAAGAATGAATGATCTTGCTTCAACTGCTCCACTTAAAAAGGTTGTAACTATTGCAACAACTAAAGCTAACCTAGCAGCGGCTGAAACTGCGCTTAAAGCAGCAGATGGTGAAGAATCAAAACAACTTAAGATAAGAATTAAAAAATTAACAGCAACAGCTGCTGATGCTAAAAAAGATCTTCAAGATTATGAATCTGATAGTGGAGATAAAGATCAAGTTGAATTACCAGGAGAAAAAGAAAACGCTGCAAAGGCTGAAAAGGAAAAGCTTGAAAAGGAAAAGGCTAAGGTTGCTAAAGAAGCTATTGAAGCTGAGGTTACTAAAGCTAAAGCTGCATATGATGCTGTAAAAGATAGTGATGATGAAAAGGCTAAATTACAAGCAGAGATTAAATTTAAACAAGCACAGCAGAAAAAAGCTAAGCTTGATGGTAACGATGAATTGTTTCAAGGGTTAGGCGATGATATTGGAGAGATAATGAAAAAGCTACCAAAAGATGATAATACCACAGATGATAATACCACAGATGATAATACCACAGATGATAATACCACAGATGATCCAGCTGCAAAATTAGAAGCTGATATTAAAGCCTTTAATGATAACATAGAAGTTGAAAAGGCTTCAATAACTAAAGTTACTAAAGAGTTAGAGCAAGCTCAAAGAGATCTAAAAACTGGTAGAGGCTCTGAGGAAAAAGTTCAAGCTTTACAAAAGTCAATCGAAGATAGCAAAGAAGACATTACTGGACTTAAGAAACAGGAAGCTGAAGCTAAAAAGAAAGTAGCTGCTTTATCTAAACCAACTGGTGAATCATTTCATGCAATAGATGAATCTGTTTCTGAAAAGTTTAGAAGGTTAATGAAGAATGTATAAAATCCGAAAAATTAATTTTGGATGGTATAAAAGGAGGCATGGTATTCTATTGGAGAATCTGCCTCCTTTGAAGCAAAAACTTTTATTGGAAAATAATCATATGAAATGGTTAGATTCTGATGTGGATGCTTTTGAGATTATATTTAAGGTTGAGGATATGAATGAACATGAGAAGAATCCTAACCGCATACTTTGGAATCCTTTTAGAGAAACTTTTACTAATATAAAAGAATTAGAAAAAGACTCTGATCTTATTGAATGGAATTGTGGGATCTGTAAAGTTGAAATAAAATCTAGAATGGATTCTAAGAAGGTTGAAAACTTTGTTTGTCGTAAATGTGTAGAAGCTCATAACTCACGGAATAACAGAGTTGATCAAAGAATAATAGATTCGTCAATCAATTTTACACGACACTGTAAATCGTTACTAAAAGGTGAACAGAGGGAATTCATGAACCATATACGCAGATCATCAAAAGCTTAATGCTTCCTCTATTGATATTTTTTTAAATGTATTTAATTTACTAGTAGGGCATGCATTAAAAATCTGTATTCCCATCCCCTTAATCTGATCTTGTAGTATAACAAAACCTGGTAAAAAATGTTTATCATAAACATTATCACCTGTTTGGTTAACAGGATACCCATCATGAAAATGACTAGTAGTACCATTGTTTCCCATATCATATCCCAATAGAACAATCCTCTTCACACCTAAATGTAATGCTAAGTTTATTGCTGCATATCCACTATTATTTCCGTGTGCCAATGAATTCTTTGCGGTTTCTACTCCATATTTAACACCTCTTTTTAATAAGTGAACATTTTGTGGCAAATTACGTCTTGCTGATATCGTGTATTTTAAACCTTTAAAATTATCTATATCTTTAGAATACCATGTATAAAATCTAGCATCAGTCCAATATAATGCAGTGGCTTGTGGATAAAACATAAATGCCTTATTGATAGCTATAGTTTTTTTATTGTTTAACTTTGACCAATTAAAGTTTTTTAATGAAGGCCCACCACCTATAAGATATGCAGTTTCCCCAACCCAGCTATCCTTCACAGGTAAAAACTTATTAGGTGTAGTAAAACTAGGTGTTGCGTTTCTTCGATTAACTTGCACAGTAGGATTAACCTTAACTACATCTCTCCTCCTCACAATACCTTTTGTTATATTACTCTGGCTATTCTGAGATACTTCAGCAGGCACAGTTATCTTTACAACCTTTCTTATTTTACGACCTCTTCTCATTAATGGATTTTTTTTATTTATTTACATTAAAACAAATGACATTTTGTCCATATAAAAATAAATCAATACTAAATATGAAGAATATTCAAAATGTACTTTTAACAGAAAAGTATAGACCTAAATCATTAGACGATTTAATAACACCTAAGAGAGTTGGTGAAAAATTAAGCAAGGGTGTTTATCAACATCTATTGTTACATGGCAGTCCAGGTACTGGTAAAACCTCTGCTGCTAAAGCTTTAGTCAAACATTTTAATCACCCTTATCTTTATATTAATGCATCTACAGATACCTCAGTTGATGTAGTGAGAAATAGAATTACTGACTTTTGTGCTAATCGTTCTATTATGGATGAGCCAGGAAAACTGAAAGTTATTATTCTTGACGAGATTGATGGTGTATCTGATCAATTCTTTAAAGCACTAAGAGCAACTATGGATCAGTTTGCAGTAAATGCTAGATTCGTAGCAACATGTAATTACATTAATAAAGTACCAGATCCAATTCAATCAAGATTTGAAATGATTGATTTTGATTTTAGTAAGGAAGAAGAAACTGAAATCATGAAAAGTTACATTATGAGGATATTCCAAATATGTAAAGCAGAAGATATTGGTATTGAAAAACACGCAGCAGTAGAATTAGTAAAAAGAAAGTTTCCTGATTTAAGAAATATGTTAAATCAATTACAAGGTTTTAAATCACAAGGTTTGGAAACTATAACGGTTGAAAACATTAAACAATTTAGTTCAGTATATAAAGATATTTATGATCTTGTTATAGATGGAGAAGATCCTGTAAAGAACTATCAATATATGTTATCTAATTATGCAAATAGAACTGATGATGTTTTATCTTCACTAGGGGCAGAGTTTATAGATTTTATAAAACAAGATAGACAATCATATACACAATTCATTCCACAAATAATTATTACAGTAGCAAAATACCAGGCTCAACGGCAGACTGTAATTGATCCTGCTGTATCAATGCTTGCATGTATATATGAATTACAAACAATAGTAAACGGGGCATAATGGCATACGGAGTATATAAAAACACAGAAGAATTTGAAGAGCAGTTAGCACAATACACTGGTTCTAAATATGCAGTAACTATAGATAATATGAGTAATGGTTTATTCCTTGCTTTATATTACGAGAAGCATATCAACAAATCTATAAAGGGTGATAAGATAATAATTCCAAATAGAACCTACCCATCAGTACCTTGCGAAATAATTCACGCAGGCCTAAAAGTCTGTTGGGATAAAAATCATTCTCAGGTTAACGATGGTTACTTAACAGGTGCATATGAATTAAAGGGTTCTAATGTATGGGATTCTGCATTAACGTTTACATCTAACATGTATAAGCCAGGTACTCATATGTGTGTTTCATTCACTGGCCCCTTTAAGCATTTTAAATTATCTAAAGGTGGTGCAATACTAACCGATAACCTAAAGGCATACCACTGGTTTAAAAGAGCAAGATATTCAGGAAGGAGAGAATGTTCTTATCATGATGATAACTTTGATATGATAGGATGGAATTTTTATATGATGCCTGAATTGGCTGCTCGCGGATTATTACTTATGAATCAATTTTATAATCAAGATGGTAGTAAAAAACACCAAGAGGATTTAACTTTACCTTATCCTGATTTATCAAAATTTAAAATATACAACAAATGACAGAAGAATTTTTAAAGAAACTTATATTTAAATTTCCTAACTTTTTAGAATTAGGTGGAGCAGTGAACAAGTATTACCAACTACTTGAACAAGGAATAGATAAAAAAGAAATAGAAAAACAAACGTTAGAAAGTTCTTTCAGAGTTCTATAAAACTTGTTATATTTTAATTAAACAATACACAATATGAGAAAAACAGGCAGACATACGTTTGTTATAGATGGTAATTATTTTCTATTTAGAACATTATATGTAATACCCACAAGATCTAAAGAAAAAGGTCTATTAGGTACAGAAGAAGATGTGCAAGCCTTTGTTAAAAAATTAGCAACTGATTTTGCATATCAAATTAGATTATTTGAAGGTCTTATTGATAAGGTTGTATGGACAGTAGATTCAAGATCATGGAGAAAGGACTTTTACCCAGAAGCAGAATATAAAGGTAATCGTAAACAAAATGATGCTCTCAACTGGGAGAATTTTTCAAAAGCGACAGCAGACTTTAT